CTATGTAGGTGATGCTAACGGTGCGACTCAGCATGACCTCACTCTCACAGCTCAGGCTTACGACAACGCAAGTGATGTGGCGACAGAGATAGAGACTCAGATTGACGATCTTGCTAACTTCAATGGGGCGGTTGACCTCAACGTATCTGTAGAAGATGGTTTCCTCGTCTTTACTCTTGACGGTCTTGAGGCGGGAGATACGAGCGGTTACATCGAGTTCCTTTCTACAGGAGACGACACCGACTTTGCTCTGATCTCAGGTATCGACACAGACACGGGCGTTGGCGGTGCTCAGACTAAGTTCGGTATTCTCCCTGTAGCGAGCTTCGTTTCTACCGACCTTTCTGCTGACTCTAACGCGCTCAAGGATAGGCTCGTCCTCAGAAACAGAACTCGTGTCGGTGCAAACTATACTGCACCTGTTCAGCTTGGTCTTGAGGTAACAGGCGGATCACTGTTGGCGGAGTCAGGTCTTGAGCTTGAAGAAGTTCTTTCTGCGCGTAGTTCAGTGGTCGAGAGTCCTTCTCTCCTCTTAAGAGTAGGTAGGAATGCTCAGTCTGCTGTGAACGGTAGTCCTGAGATTACTTTCTATGACGGAACGAATGCTCTGTTCGCTCAGAATAATACGCTTAACCTCGATATATCAGGTGAGACTGTCTCTGTTACTTTCTCAGCATCAGGCGCGGGTACTGACACAGACTTGTTCAAGGACGGCTTGACGGATGCTGGTACCGCATGGGCTCAGATTAACACTGCGCTCGGCGCTCTCGGCTCTGTCGTCATTGAAGGTGATCGACTCAGGATTGTCGCTACAGGCAACACTGAGGATGACTACATCAGAGTCTTAGAGGGTACTGCTAATGATCTTCTCGGCTTGTTTGGGGATCAGACTGAAGTGGCGACTCTCGTTTCAGCAACCGCTCTTTCTTCTGCGGTCATGCAACACAGCTCAGCGAGCGTAGGCGCGGTGATGACGAGTGTTCTTCCCGTAGGCGGCTTCGGATCTCAGGGTATTTCTTACATCGAGAAGAACGCTATCGGTGAGAGCTTCGTTGCTTTCGAGTCTCTTACTACAGGCATCTCTTCAATCCTTTCTTTCGGCAGTGCTACAGCTTTTCTCAGGCACACCACGAGATTGGGTGTTGTTTCAGGTGACGGCGAAGTAGGTGAGAACGCTTATCAGGGCTTCTTCGTAACCTCTACAAACGCATCAGGATCGGGGTCTGCGAACACCTCAGTTCTTAATGACGGAACAGGTGCAGACGGCGTGATCGGTCAGACTTACGTTGACGCAGTGACAGGCTTCTCTTTCACGCTTCTCCCTAGAGTGGGCGCTCAGCCTTATCCTACAGGCGTCAACTCAACTCTGAGCTTCAAGGTTTCTCGTGCAATCAGGGCGAACGCTAACATCCCTGTGAGCGCGATTACAGGCGTGAGCCTCATCGTGTCAAACACGGTGGGTACAGAGGTTGGAGACACAGCGATCATCGAGACATATCTTAAGGATGGTAAAGAGCCTTCTATCGGCACTCCGTACTTCATGGATGTGACTCGCAGAAAGACTGTTTACAACACAGGCATCTTCAATCGTCTTTCTGACGTGGTTTCTGCTTACGGGCCTGTTGCTGTAGACAACCCACTTTCTCTCGGTGCGTACATTGCTTTCTTAAACGGAGCGCAGACCATCGCTCTCAAGCAGATCCCTCTTGAAGAGGGTCAAGCTGAGCCTTCTGTCGCTCAGATGAGTCAGGCGCTCATCGAGGTTGAGGGAGAGATCGCTGTAGGTGTTTCTCCATCTGTGATCGTGCCTCTCATTCCAGCTTCTTCTGAGCTTCTTTCTGACATCTCAGTTCACTGTGATGTTCAGTCTAGCTTGAGATTCCGCTCTGAGCGCACAGCGATCTTGGGTGTTCCCGCAGGGACTTCACCTGAGCAAGCATCTACTCTCGCGAGGAACGTCAGAAATAGTCGAGTTCGCTTGATCTATCCTGACATCGTGAGCCTCACTCTCACGGACACCAACGGCGTGTCTCAGAATGTGATTGTAGATGGTCGTTACCTCGCAGTTGCGTTGGCTTTCGTAACTACCTCAGCGAACATCGACGTAGCTACGCCTTGGACGAACCGCACAGTGGTTGGCTTCAATGGGCTCTTGAGAAATCTTGATGCGGTTGACGCCAATAAGGCTGCTTCATCAGGTGTGACTATTCTTCAGCAACAGGGCGCAGTCTTGAACGTGCGTCAGGGTCTTACCACTGACGGAACTTCTATTCTTTCTAAGACTCCTACGGTAGTTCAGATCGCAGATGAGGTTCACCTCCGCGCTCGTAACCTTCTTAATGGTTACATTGGCGAGAAGTACCTCCCTAGCGTTGTTGGTCAAGTGGAGGGTCGCGTGAACATGATGTTTAAGGATCTCGTGAAAGAGCAGATTATTGACTCTTACACAGGTCTTTCTGTTGACCGCGATCCTGAAGACCCAACTGGGTTGCTTGTAGAGGTTTACTACAAGCCGATCTTCCCTCTCCTCTACATTCAGTTTACGTTCAACGTCCGTAGCTCAATCTAAGAGAGGTCTGACTTCCAATATGATTGGAGGTCAAACTCTGAGCGCGTCACAGGGAGGTAGTGGAAGCCCACGTCTACCACTTCACCTTCAGTGACGCGCTCTCCGTTTACGCCCACTTTCTGATTGAAGATGGCTTTCTCTCCGCCCACAGCGAAGGTAGCGATCTCCTCAATCTTGTCTGACCAAGCCATTAAGAAACTAGCGCCCTCAAACGGGTTTCCCATGAAATCTGTCCTAAGTCCATAGGCGAACACAGGGATACTCAGATTGTCCGTGATTCGAGTGACTTGCATTACCTGTTCTCTCGTTAAGAACTGAGACTCATCAATGAAGATCACGTCATATGTGGTAGATTGTTTCAGTTGCTTCCTGAAGACGATCTCAAGAGGGTCGCAATTCTTAGAAAGAGGTACTGCTTCGTGCTTGAACCCGATTCGGGATGCAACCTGACCAACTCCATCTCTGCTCTCTGTTATGTCAGGTGCGAGGATAAGGAACTTCATTCCTCTTTCTGAACAGGAATGGGCTCTCATAAGTAGGTTAGCAGACTTCCCAGCGTTGACGGTGGAGTAGATAAAAGTCAGCATGGGCTCATTTCACTTTCCATGTAGGGTTGGAGGATCTTTCTGATCTCACTGATATACTTGTTTACCTTACGAGAGTCGATGCTTCTTCGCCTAGATATGTGGCTAATCTTATGGCCGTCTAACAGGTCATCATAAATCTCTGCTTGTTCTTTCTTAAGGAGATTCCTGAGCTCACTGAAATACATCACGTCTTCCGCAGAGGACTCTTCGCACCCTCCGATATTGTGGTCTTCATTCTCAATCGTGTCTTCTTTCCCATAGACTTCGCCATAGGTTTTCTTTCCAATCTTATTAACGTAGTTGATAGTGACGCACTTGGAGACCATAACGACGTAGGTGCTGAACGCAGACTTGCTCTCATCAAAGGGGCATTTACCACTGTTTCTGATGATGATTCCTTTGTAGACTTCTTGGAGAACATCTTCAGGATCACACCTGTTGTCGAGGCACATTTTAGAGCAGTGCTTTAGGAAGATCTTCTTAACCTCATTGTGTCTCAGGCTGAGGTCGATTCCCTTAGCACTTCTTTCTTCTCTCTTCTTGGTCTTGTTTGTGTTGATCACTCTGAGAGGGGCTGAGTGTGCTTTTTTCTGTGGTTTCTTAAAGGAGAAAGAGGATAGTGCTATCACCCCTATCTGCCATTTTTTCAGCTTAGGGCGCTCTGCATTAGTATATGTAAGCATTGAGTTGGTGTCCTCCTCGGGATAATGACTTCAACAGCTAATCTTTACTAAGAAAGGATGTCAAGTGGATATTTCTGACTTGATCCGAACACTTGAGAGGCTAGAAGAGCAAAAGCTCCTCTCTCCAAGAGAATTTCTATCCTCTCAGGGGCTTGATAAAGCCTCTGAGACACTCTCCCTCTATGAGAAGGGTCTTGAGTACGGCTTGCCTCAAGATGCGCTCAAATCCCTCTTCTCTAAGCCTGAGTCTGCACCTGTTTCGATACCTGATCCCGAACCTGAAACCTCACTTGATGTGGATGGGGTCTTACGTGATCTGTCAGAGGTAGTGGTAGGCGAGGCGAGTGAGCCTAAGAGTTGGTTCTTGAACGACTCTGAGATACACCTCTTTCTGTCG